TTCTGATGATAGCGTGGATATGGCTGATGCTGATGATCGTTCGTTCTTCGTCATTGTTATCGTGGTCTTGATGGTGGTGATCCTCCTATTCATACCACTGCTTTCGTGGATGTACATAGACATCAAGATGATGGAGATTCGTGTAAACAAGGCTCTGGCTAGGATTGAAGGCAAATGAAATACCTTTGGGTTTTATTACTGTTGACTAGCTGTGGTGATAACTACAGGTACTTTTGCCAGAATCCTGACAACTTTGGTGCGGCTCAGTGCCAAAAGCCTCGATGTGAGTTTGACCAAGACTGTCCTGAATATCTTGTAGCCCCCATACTGGAGAAGAAAATTGAAGGAACTATTGCTGGCACTGTTCAACAGCCCCAAGGAACGCCTGTCTGCCGATGAGATAGAAGTCCGTGTCAGGGCGTTTGTCATCATTATGGTGACTTTAATCTTTGCCTTTATTACCTTGGCGCTTCTCTATTCGGTAACCTTTGTGACCCAGCCGATCAAGGCTATGGCTCCCATTGATCAAGCATACACCAAGATGCTTAATGATATCGTGTTACTGATCGTGGGCGGGATAGGCGGTATTTTGACCAAGGGTTTAACCAATGAGGCAACCAACATGATGAATGCAGCCAAGGCCAACAAGGATGCTTACGTTGCGCCTCCTCCCCCTCCTGTGGTNATGATGTCTTCTCCAAGCTGGACTCCACCCCCTCCACCCATGTCTCACCCCACCTTGGAAGATGACGCAGAACGTGAGAGAATGGCTCATGCGAGGGCCAGTGTAAATGCTTAGTTGGCTCTTTGGTGANATCTTGTACTACCTTGCACTGCTGTCGTTGGCAGTAGGAATAGGGTTGTATTTGGTAAGTCACCTGGTCAAGTTTCTGCCCATGCTTAAGCCACAGGCTTTTGTCATGCAAATTGGCGGTATTGTGTTAGTTATTTTAGGAGGTTACTATGTCGCAGATCATCATGGTTATCAAAGGCGTGTTGCTGAAGATCAAGCAGAAATTGACAGACTTAATGCAGAAGCAAGAGCCAAAGAAGCCGAGCTGAACAAAAAGCTGGTTGGGGTAAATAGTGCATTGAGAAAGGCAAAAGATGATGTTAAAGCGAAACAAGATAATCTTACTGCTCTCGTGGACAGTAACAAGTTGCGCCTCCCCTCCAGTTGTCCCGTTCAAGCCAGTACAGATGCCGGAGCTACCAGCGGAAATACAACCGATGCAGGCCAATCTGAGCGAGAGACTATTAAAGCTCTTGCAAGTATCGCAGCAGACGGGGACATCGCCATCACCCAGCTCAACGCCTGTATCGACACCTATCAAAAAGTAAGGGAGATGGTCAATGTTAAGCCCTGAGAAGCTCAATCAGCTCGGGATAGGTGCTGAATGGTCGGAACCATTGACTACGACTTTTACTACGTTTGGGATGAACGATGTCAAGAAGCAGGCAGCTTTTATCGGACAGTGCAGCCACGAGTGCAACCATTTCAAAACACTGGAAGAAAACCTCAACTATCGAGCCGAAACCTTACAAAAGCTCTTTGGACACAAGTTTCAACCCGATGAGTTTGCCCTTTACGCCCACCAGCCCGAGAAGATTGCCAACAGAATTTACGCCAATCGAATGGGAAACCGTGATGAAAAATCAGGAGATGGTTGGCGGTTTCATGGTCGGGGCTGTATTCAGTTGACTGGACACGATAACTATTACCACTTTGGGCAGTCAGTCCAGAGGGATATGGTCAAAGACCCACAACTTGTTGCGACCCCTATGTATGCTGCTTTGTCTGCTGGGTGGTTCTGGAAGACTCATGGATGCAACGATCTGGCTGAAAGCGGTAATAACGAGGGACTATGTAAACGTATCAACGGAGGGCTTTTTGGCCTCAATGAACGCAATGAATTAACCCGTAAAGCCCTTGCCGTTTTAGCCTCCTAATGCGAGAATAAGTAATGGCCACAGCACCCTATCAAATGCTCCCAATGGTGTTTCGCCCTGGTGTAAATCGGGAGCAAACCCAATATACTGCNGANACAGTAGGCACAATNTCAGCTAATTTTTCAATTGCTGGGGGCTGGTACGCATCTCAACTTGTCAGATTCAGGCAGGGCTTCCCAGAAAAGATGGGCGGTTGGATTCCCACAAGTCTCAATACCTATCTTGGCATTTGCAGATCTTTGTTTAACTGGTCATCTTTGGCTGGTAATTCGGTCATTGGAGTCGGGACTAATCTTAAGTTTTACGTCAATTCTGGTGGTAACTTTTACGATATTACACCTATTCGAGGAACAGTCACATTAACCAATCCTTTTACCGCTATAGCTGGACAATCNACAATTACNGTNTCAGCNACTGCNCATGGNGCTATNACAGGAGANTTTGTAACCTTTAGTGGGGCTACAGGACTGGGCGGTAATATCACTGCTGCCGTGTTAAATCAACAATATCAGATTGTGGTTACGAATGCCAATACGTTTAACTTTACAGCTACAGCCACGGCTAATGCTGCAGATGCATCGGGTTCTCCAGGTGGCGGTACAGTCACAGCAACCTATCAGATTAATACTGGCCCAGCTATTCAAGTTCCTTTATTTGGCTGGGGCGCTGGTACTTGGAATTCAGGTTCATGGGGCAATGGAACCTCCACGACTATTGACTTGAGGCTATGGAGTCAAACCAACTTTGGGCAAGATTTAATATTCTGCCCAATGGGTGGCGGTATTTATTATTGGAGTTATGCGGGAGGATTCACATCCCCTGCGGTCAATATATCAACTTTGTCGGGAGCCTCAGATGTACCGACTGTTGCTAATTTTATCTTTGTCTCCGATGCTAGTCGCTTTGTGTTTGCATTTGGTACTAACGCACTGGGTACTTCTACTCTCGATCCTATGTTGATTCGTTGGTCTGATCAGGAATCTGTAACCATGTGGACACCTTCGGCTACCAATCAGGCTGGAGATATCAGGTTATCTAGAGGTTCCAAACTTGTAGCTTGCGTACAAAACAGGCAAGAGGTAATTGTATTTACTGATACATCAGTTTATTCATTCCAATATATTGGTACTCCCGGTGTTTGGGGATCTAATATCGTTGGAGATAACATTTCCATCATGAGCCAAAATGCAGCCATTCTTGCGGCAGGTACAACTTATTGGATGGGTATTGATAAGTTTTATAAATACAATGGAACAGTATCTACTCTGCGTTGTGACTTGCGGGAATACATTTATGCCAACATAAATCAAAATCAAACCCAACAAATCTTTGCTGGCACAGTTGAAGGCTTTAATGAAGTTTGGTGGTTCTATTGTTCTGGGACGAGTACAACCATTAATAGTTATGTCGTATATAACTATCAAGATGACATTTGGTATTATGGCTCTTTGGGTAGAACGGCTTGGATTGATTCCACCACTCTGACCTATCCTGTCGCTGCAACATACAACAATACATTGGTATTCCAAGAGAATGGGTTGGATGATAATACCAATGGAACTTCATATCCGATCGACTCGTATATTCAGTCTTCTGAATTTGATGTTCAGTTTGGTAATAGTTTTGCCTTTATTAATCGTATTCTTCCTGATGTTACCTTTAGAAAGTCTACTGCGGCGAATCCTCAAGTGACTATGACTTTGACTCCAATGCAAAACTCGGGTTCAGGATACAACTCACCACAGGCCACAGGCGGTACTAATATAGCTACGGTAACTCGTACAGCTACAGCGCCTATTGAGCAGTTTACTGGGCAAGTTTTTCTACGCGTGCGTGGCCGCCAAATGATCTTCCAGATCGAAGGAAATCAGTTAGGTTTGCAGTGGCAAATCGGTACGCCTAGGATTGAATTGAAACTTGACGGTAGAAGGGGCAACACATGAGTATTCCAGTCATTAATGTTTCTCCTAACTTACCGCTGCCTCCTAAAGAATATGATCAGGCTTATCTGGATAATCTGACCAAGGTTCTTCGTTTGTATTTCACAAGTAACGACAACGTCAATCAAATCGGTATGAACCAAGTCTCCACCAATCAAACTCTTATTTGGCTGGGGGTCTAATGGCTGCTTATCAAAATGTAACCCCAGTACAGATTGCGCAGGCTGCGTTAACGACTAGCTATGCTACGCTATACACAGTTCCAACCAATGCAACTACGCCGACTAGAACGTATTTAAAACAGATTGATGTCTGTAATACTACTGGCGCAGCAATTACTTTTAACCTGCATATTGTTCCTGTAAGCGGTGCAGCGGGCACTGGAAATGCGCTTTTTTATACTCAGAACGTAGCAGCCAACACTACATTTTCCTACGCAGGTGTGCAAGTTCTTCCTACAAGTTCCTTTATATCTGCCAAGGCTTCAACTACTGGACTAACTATAACCATCAGCGGTGGTGAGGCGGTTTAATGGCAGCACCAGCAACAGTTAATGACCCAAGTCAGGCGTTTAACCAGACTTATGGCGCTATCCAAACAGGGTCAGCTAAAGTTACCCAAGTGCCTGTATTTGATGATAATACAGGCGCAGAATCAACACAGACTGTATTGGTTGATGCCAAGGGTAATCAATTACCTGTTGATGCCGTAGTTCCTGGCTCTAATGGTCAGTACCAAATTCAAATAGGTTCAGCGGGCGGCACAATCCATACAACAGTTAGTGTTGACCCTAAGACTGGTGTAGTTGCGCCTATTACTGACTACAACCAACAAGTAGGGTATACAGGTGGTTCACCTGGCAGTTTTTTAGCATCTACTACAAACGCAGTAAATCAAATGGTAGCTGGGCTACCTGGAGCTACTTTTATACCAGGTGTAGCGCCTGTTGTGGCAGGACTCAACGCAGCTAATAGTATTTTAAGTGGTAAACCTCTTAATATAGGCACGGTATTAAATGCCGCTACCGCATTATCAGGCACAAATATTATTCCGCCAGAAGCAGCGACCGCCCTTAAAACAGCAAATCAGGCACTATCTGTCGCAAATGCATTAAAAACAGGCAATGTAACTGGTTTAATTAACAGCGTAATTCAGATGACTGGCGCATCGTCTGATGTTAAAGCGGTTATGAATGGCATGAATGCCGCCACAGCTTTGCAAAAAGGTGACGTAGCTGGGGCGCTAAATGCACTAAATAATCTAACAAATAGTGTAGACCCTAAAGTAGCTAGTTTAGCTACAACCGTACTAAAGCAAATTGACCCCAGTATTTCTGGTAATACTGTAGTACCAGCAATATCCGCAGCGACATCCGCTTTAACATCTGGCTCAACAACTCCTAGCGCTACATCAGCACAACCTGCTCAGCCAGCGCCTACTCAGCCAGCGCCTACTCAGCCAGCGCCT